AAACCGCGTTCGAGTTCGAAGAGGTCCAGGACACCGAGAGCAAGGTCCCCGGCCTGTTCGCCCGCGTCCTCGAGGCCCTCGGCAAGAGCAAGGACAAAGAAGGCAAGGACGCCGCCCAATTCACCGAACTGACCGAATCCCTCGAAGCGGTCGCCGAGCACGTCGCCGATCAGGGCTGGGCCTTCGCCGCCGAAAAAACCGCACGCGAAGCCCTGCAGGCGAAGCACGACAAGCTGGCCACAGACTTCGCCGACCTGCGCGCCAAGCTGGACGCCGAGCCACAGAAGCCAGCCGTCAACAACCCGAAATTCACCCAGCGCCCGGCAGCCACCGGCGGTGACGGCGCCATCGTCACCGACTGCTGATCCTCCCCACGGACACGTCACACCCAAGGATTAACCGGAGAGCACCATGCGCAACGAAACCCGCCAGGCCTACAACGCCTACCTCGACCAGGTCGCCAAACTCAACGGCGTCGCCACCGCCACGCAAACCTTCGCCGCCGAGCCCACCGTCCAGCAGAACCTGGAAACCCGCATCCAGGAATCCAGCGATTTCCTGGGCCAGATCAACATCATCGGCGTCGACGAGCTCAAAGGCGAAAAGGTCGGCCTCGGCGTGTCCGGCACCATCGCCAGCCGCACCGACACCAGCGGCGCCGCCAGCCGGCAGCCCCGCGACGTGTCGTCGACCGACAGCCGCGGCTACGAGTGCAAGAAAACCGACTTCGACACCGCCATCCCGTACGCCCTGCTGGACGCCTGGGCCAAGTTCCCCGATTTCCAGACCCGCCTGCGCGATGCCATCGTCAAGCGCCAGGCGCTGGACCGCCTGACCATCGCCTTCCACGGCACCAGTGCAGCCGCCAACACCGACCGCGCCAACAACCCCCTGCTGCAGGACGTCAACATCGGCTGGCTTCAGCACTACCGCACCGATGCCCCTGCACGGGTGCTCAAGGACGGCAAGGCCGACGGCAAAATCGTCATCGGCAACACCGCCGAATCCGACTACAACAACCTCGACGCCCTGGTATTCGACGCCGTCAGCAACCTCATCGACCCCTGGTTCCGTAAGGACCCCGGCCTGGTCGTGATCCTCGGCCGCGCCCTGGTGCACGACAAATACTTCCCGCTGGTCAACAAGGAACAGCCCGCCACCGAAAAACTGGCCACCGACCTGATCCTCGCGCAAAAGCGCATGGGCGGCCTGCAACCGATCGAAGTGCCCTACATCCCGGACGGCTCCATGCTCATCACCTCGCTGAGCAACCTGTCCCTGTACTGGCAGATCACCGGCCGCCGCCGCTACTTAAAGGAAGCGCCGGAGAAAAACCGTATCGAAAACTACGAATCCTCCAACGACGCCTACGTCGTCGAGGACTACGGTTTCGGCTGCCTGGTCGAAAACATCGAACTGGCGGAGGCGTAAGCCAATGGCCAACAGCCTCGCCAAGCGCCACTTCCAGCGCGCCTCCGCCGCTGCCGCCGCAGGCGTGGCAGCGGCGACCGCCGGCCCCGTCATGACCATGGAAGGCGCCAACGCCTACGAGCTGCAGCTCGCCAAGCTCCAGCAGGACTACCTGCGCCTCAAGCAGGTCCAGTCCGAAGAAGGCAAGGCCGAGCTCAAGCGCCAATTGCTGCCCGAACACGCCCCCTACATCGAGGGCGTGCTGTCGGCGGACAAGGGCGCCCAGGACCAGGTAGTCACCACCGTCATGGTCTGGCGCATTGACGCGGGCGACTACCCCGGCGCCCTGGACATCGCCGCCTACGTCATCCGGCACGGCCTGATCATGCCCGACCGCTTCGTGCGCACCACCGGCTGCATCGTCGCCGAAGAAATCGCCGATGCCGCCCTCAAGGCGCAAAAGGCCGGCGGCGCGTTCGAGCTCGATCTACTCAACCGCACCGCCGCCATCACCGCGGAGGAAGACATGCCCGACCAGGTGCGCGCCAAGCTGAACCTGGCCATCGGCAAGGCCTACTCCGCCCAGGTGGGCGACGACACCCCCACCGAACAGGCGCAGCCCACGCTGGAGCTGGCCAAGCAACACCTGGCCCGCGCCATCGAACTGAACAGCAACTGCGGCGGCAAAAAGGACCTGGAGCGCGTCGACCGCCTCGTCAAGAAACACGCTGCCACCGGCAGCTAACCGAGCCGTCCCCGGCAACCCCGGCGGCCCGAGGCCGAACAGCAGGTCCGCTCCTTCCTGCCTGCTCGCCTTCGGTCACCGCCGATCTATTTGGGCGCAGTACATGAGCGGATTCGTCGCCGGCGGCACAACCACCGCCTTCACAATCGAAAACGACGGCTTCTGGCCGAACGTCGACGCCGACAACTACCGTGCCGCCCACCGCGTCGACGCCAGCGTCACCAACGCCCGGCTCGAAGTGGCCCTGGTCGCCGCCATCCTTGCCGTCAACGCCGACCTGCTGAAAAAAAAGCTCAGCTGGCTGGCCCAGGGCTACACCACCCTCGCCGCCGTACCGGCGGACGCCATCAACGGCGAAACCATCCTGCTCGCCCTCTACCGCCGCGCCGTCTACAGCCAGGCCAGCGCCGAGGTGGCCGAACGCTACCGCACCTACGACGCCACCAACAGCGGCGCCGCGGCGGCCGAGGAAGAACTGCCCACCGCCGCCGAATACCGCCGCGATGCCCGCTGGGCCATCCGCGACATGCTCGGCGTGCCCCGCAGCACCGTGGAACTTATCTGATGGCCACCGCCGTGCGCAGCGTCCAGGGCGACACCGTCGACGCCATCTGCTGGCGTCACTACGGCCGCACCGCAGGCGTCACCGAAGCCGTGCTCGAAGCCAACCCCGGCCTGGCCGACTACGGCACCGAAATACCGCAAGGCACCCTCATCACCCTGCCCGCCGAGGCGCCGCAGCAACAGCGCCAGCAGGTGAACCTATGGGACTGACCAACCACGGACGCCGGAATGAACCGCATGCCTGACAAACCTGAAACCTGGGCCTGGCTCGCCGTCTGGCTGCAGGAAAACTGGCCGACCCTCTACGCCGCGGCCATCGCCTTCTTCATCGCCGCCATGCGCATCGTCTACGGCGGCGGCGACCTGCGCCGCGTCGCGCTGGAGGCTCCCTTCTGCGGCCTGCTCGCCCTGGCCGGCAGCCACGGCCTCGCACTGCTGGGTATTCCCACCAGCACCGCCCCGTTCTTCGGCGGCGTCATCGGCCTGATTGGCGTAGAGGGCACCCGCGCCCTCGCCCTTCGATTCTTCAAGCGCAAGGTAGATTCGATATGACCACCCTCCGCCATGGCGACCGCAGTCAGGCCGTCCAGCAGTTGCAGAAGTCACTCAACGCGCGTGGCGCCCAACTGCTCGCCGACGGGTACTTCGGTGATGACACCGAGGCTCTCGTTCGCGCCTACCAGGTAAAGGCCGGCCTGATTGCAGATGGCATCGCCGGGCCGAAAACCCTCGCGGCCTTGGCCGGCGCCGATATTACCCGCCTGCTCACGCAATCGGACCTGCTGTCCGCCGCCTCGCAGCTGGGCGTCGAGCTCGCCGCAATCATGGCCGTCAACGAAGTGGAAAGCCTCGGCGAAGGCTTCCTGCCCAACGGCAAGCCGAAGATCCTCTATGAGCGCCACGTCATGTACCGCCTGCTCGGCGAGCCGCGCCTGCCGGGCGACGATGCCGCCCAGCTCAAGCACCATGCCGACCAGCTCGCCGCTGCCAGCCCCAACCTGGTCAACCCCAAGCCCGGCGGCTATGCCGGCGGCGTGGCCGAACACCAACGCCTCGCCCAGGCCCGGCTGATCGACGCCAACCTCGCCGCCGAGTCCGCCAGCTGGGGCGCCTTCCAGATCATGGGCTACCACTGGCAGCGCCTCGGCTATGCCAGCGTCGACGCATTCGTTTCCAGCATGTGCCAGGGCGAATCCGAACAGCTCGCCGCCTTCGTCGCCTTCATCCAGGCCGACTCCGCCCTGCTCAAGGCCCTCAAGGGCAAGAAATGGGCCGACTTCGCCAAGCGCTACAACGGCCCGGACTATGCCCGCAACCTCTACGACGTGAAGCTCGATCGCGCCTACCAGCGCCACGCCGCCGCCACGCAAACGGAGGCCGCATGACACATGGCTATCAACCAGATGAAATTGATGGGCCAACAGCTCGGCCACCACAAAACCCAAACGGCGGCCGAATGATCGACATCGAGCAGTTGCGCAAGCTCAGCCCCAAGGATGGCGACATCTTCGTCGTGCCAGACGGCACCTCATCGGAGCTCGCCTGGGACCTCGCCGAAGCCCTGCACGTCGCTGTGCCTGGCATCAAGGCCCTAGTGGTGTGTTGCGACATCCACAAAATCGACGTGGCCGATATGAACCGCCTCGGCTGGTACCGCGCATGACCACCCTGCGCCAGATCCTCTACGGCCTCGCCCTGCTCGCCGCCCTGGGCGTGCTCTTCTGGACGCAACACCTGCGCACCCAGGCCGAAAACGCCACCGCTGCCCTGGCTACCAATCGCCAGCGCCAGACGGAAGAAAAGGTCGAGCGCCAGGCCACTACCATCGCAACCCTCAACGACACCCTGACCGAGCAACGCCAGGCCCAAACCGCGCTACAGGAAACCCAGGCCAAGCTCCGCCAGGGCCTGGCCACCCGCCAACTCCAGATCGAGGAGCTAAAACGTGAAAACCAAGAGCTACGCCAATGGGCTGACCAGCCTCTGCCTGCTGCTGCTCGCCGGCTGCGCCAGCGGCCCGCCATTACCGGAGCAACAGGTTATCGAGACTGGCTGTCCCGCCGTGACGCGCTGCACCCTGAACGCAGCGGCCCCGACCCGTAACGGCGACCTGCTCGGCGAACCGGACTACCTCGAATCCGCCTGGGCCGAATGCGCCGCCCAGGTCGACACCGTCTACGACTACCAGCAGAGCCATCCCCATGAACAAACCAGACAGCCTGCGCAATCACCTCCTCGCAACGGTCCCGGACCTCAAGCACAACCCCGACCGGCTGCTCGTCTTCATCGACGAAGGCGCAGCGCGCTGCACCGCCGCCAAGTCCCTGTCATGGGAATACCGCTACACCCTGCAGCTGATCCTTACCGACTACGCCGGCCACCCCGACGCCGTCATGCTGCCGCTGCTCGGCTGGGTCAAGGTCAACCAGTCCGAGCTGCTCGAAAACCTCGATAACGCCCGCGAAGGCATCCAGTTCGAAGCGGAAATTCTCGACGGCGGCAAGGTCGACATGGCCATCAAGCTGACGCTGACCGAACGTGTAGTCGTCGGCAAGGATGCCCAGGGCAACACCACCCTCACCCACCCGGCCGAGCCCCAACCCGTGCTGGCTTACCTGGACCCCGAATTCAAACCGGGCCCGAACGCCTCCAGCGAGTGGTACATCCCCAATGGCTGACGTGCTCGACGACCTGGGCGACTGGCTCACCCCGCTGATCGCCCGGCTGGAGCCCGCCGAGCGCGGCAAGCTCGCCCGCACCATCGCCCAGCAGCTGCGTCGCAGCCAGCAGCAGCGCATCGTCTCCCAGCGCAACCCGGACGGCACCGCCTACGCCCCGCGCAAGCCCCGCCAGCTACGCGGCAAACAAGGCCACATCAAGCGCCGCGCCAAGATGTTCACCAAGCTGCGCACCGCCCGCTACCTCAAGGCCAGGGGCACCGCCGCCGAGGCCACCGTTGCCTTCGCCGGCCGTATCGTCCGCATTGCCCGCGTCCACCAGTACGGCCTGCGCGACCGCGCCGAACGCGGCGCGCCGGACGTGCAATACGCCCGCCGCGAACTGCTCGGCTTCACCGCCGAGAACCGCGACTTCATCCTCGACCAGCTCCTGCACCACCTCGCTTTGTAAACGCCACCGCTACAAACCCCCGCAGCTGCGCCTTGCGCGCGCGGGCGCCACCATCGGCGGCATGAACGACTACGCCACCCTCGCCCGCCTGCTGGAAAACCTGATCCGCCTCGGCACCATTGCCGATATCGATCTGGCAACTGCCCGCGTCCAGGTCAAAACCGGCGAACTCACCACCGGCTGGCTGCCATGGGTCACCTCACGCGCCGGCGCCGACAGGGAATGGAATCCGCCAACCATCGGCGAACAGGTCGTCATGCTCAGCCCCTCCGGACAGACCGCTCAGGGCATCGTCATTTTCGGCCTGTTCAGCACAGCCATCCCGGCCAACGGCGGACAGGAAGCCCTGCACCGCACCACCTACCGGGACGGCGCGGTGATCGAGTACGACAGCGCCGCGCACCACCTGCACGCCGTTCTGCCGGCAGCAGGCACAACCCGCCTGGAAAGCCCGGGCGGCATCCACATCGAAGGGCCGATCACCCATAACGGCGATTACACACAGACCGGAAATCAAAACGTCACCGGCAAAGTGACCGTCAGCGAGGACGTGGTCGCCGCCGGCATCAGCCTGGTCAAGCACAAGACTACCGGCGTACAGCCCGGCGGCGGGCTCTCGGGTGATCCGCAATGAACAGGATTACCGGTGGCACCATTGCCACCCTCGAGCACATACTCCAGTCGATAGGCGACATCCTCACGACCCGCATTGGCTCCCGCGTCATGCGCCGGGAGTACGGCTGCGCCCTGGTAGACCTGATCGACCAACCTGGCAACCGCAACACCCTGCTGCTCTGCTACTCCGCCATCGCCATGGCCCTGCTGCGCTGGGAACCGCGCATCCGCGTCAGCCGTGTTCAGCTCAGCAGCATGACCAAGGGCGGCCAGTTCGAGCTGGAGCTCGAAGCCACGCTCGTCGACACCAATGAATCGCTGAGCCAGCGCATTCCACTCAGCCTGGGGGCGGCGACATGACCACCTTCAGCCCTATCAACCTGTCCCTGCTGGCGCCGCCGGATGTAGTCGAAACCCTCGACTACGAAACCATCCTGGCAGACCGCAAGGCGGCGCTCATCGCCCTTTGGCCCGACGACGAACAGGATGAAATCGCCGCGCGCCTGGAATTGGAGTCGGAGCCGCTCACCAAGCTCCTCGAGGAGAACGCCTACCGCGAGCTCGTCCTGCGCCAACGCATCAACGATGCAACCCGCGCCGTCATGCTCGCCTTCGCCACCGGCAACGATCTGGACCAGATCGGTGCCTGGCTCGAAGTGGCGCGCCTGGTCATAACCGAGGCGGACGACACCACCACCCCGCCCACCGCGGCCGTCTATGAAAGCGACACCCGGTACCGCCAGCGCATACAGCTCGCGCTGGAAGGTTTCACCACCGCCGGCTCCGTGGGCGCCTACACCTACCATGCCCTGAGCGCCTCTGCCCTGGTGAAGGATGTCGATATCGACTGCCTGGTCGCCGGCATCGTCACCGTCACGGTGCTCAGTACGGAAGGCGACGGCACCCCCACTGCCGACCTGCTCGCGACCGTCGCCGCCGCGCTCAACGACGAGGACGTCCGCCCTCTCTGCGACACGGTCGAAGAACAAGCCGCCGAAATCGTCATGTATGAGGTCGTCGCCGCCCTCACCTTCTACACCGGCCCTGGCAGTGAACTCGTGCTTGCCGCAGCGCAACAGGCCGCCGAGGCCTACGTCACCGAGCAGCACAAGCTGGGGCACGACATCTCACGCTCCGGCCTCTTTGCTGCGTTGCACCAGGCCGGCGTCCAGAACGTGGCGCTCACCGCCCCAGCGTCGGACATCGTCATCGAGCGCACCCAGGCCGCCTACTGCACCGGCATAACGCTTTCGAACGGAGGCGTTGATGTCTGACCGTCTCCCGTCCAACGCCACCACCCTTGAGCGCGCCCTGGCCACGGCCCAGGCGGCCATCAGCGACCTCCCAGTCCCTGCCCGCTATGTGCGGGACGCTGCAAATTGCCCAGCCGCTCTGCTGCCCTTTCTTGCCTGGGAAATGTCGGTAGATGAATGGGATGCGAACTGGGGGGAGGACGTGAAACGCCGCGTCATCGCCGAGAGCGTCAATGTTCACCGCCACAAGGGCACCCTCGGCAGCGTGCGCCGCGCCCTCGAGGCCATCTTCGTCGACATCCCCTTCACCATCGTCGAAGGCGCTCACGCCGGCTACTACGACGGCAGCAAGACCTACAGCGGGCTCTATTTCTACGGCCGCGAAAACAACTGGGCCAAGTACAGCGTACTTATCAGCCGCCCGATCACCCAAGCCCAGGCCACCAGCGTGCGCCGCATCCTCGCCTGGATCGCCCCGGCCCGCTGCCAACTGCTCGCCCTCAACTTCGAACAGGCCCTCAACGCATATGACGGGGCCATCCGCTACGACAACTCCTACACGCACGGTGTCGCCTGATGACAGACCTGACCGAAAGCCCGACATGGGAAGAAGGCATTTACCAGATCGAACTGACAGATCCCGTTGTAGGCGGGGCGGACGGGCTATCGAACCGCCAGGGCAAGCAACTGGCCAACCGCACCCGATGGCTCAAGATCGCTGTAGAGGAGCGTGCCACGCCCGCCGACATCTCGGCAGCCATCGCCGCGCTCGTTGCGTCGTCTCCTGCAGCGCTGGATACCCTGAAAGAACTGGCCACTGCGCTGGGCAACGACCCGAACTTTGCCACGACGATAACCAACGCGCTGGCGGCGAAAGCGCCGTTGGCCTCGCCTGCGCTGACCGGCACACCGACAGCCCCTACCGCTGCGGCTGGCACAAGCACGACGCAACTGGCCACAACGGCGTTCGTGGCAGCAGTGCAGACTCTCCTCAACACCGCCATCGCCGCCAAGGCGCCCCTGGCGAGCCCAGCCCTTACCGGCGTGCCCACGGCTCCTACGGCAGCGACAGGCAACAACAGCACTCAGGTGGCCAACACGGCCTTCGTTCAGACGGCTATAGCAGCCCTGGTGGCAGCGGCCCCGGCAGCCCTCGACACGTTGAATGAACTTGCAGCGGCGCTGGGCAACGATCCCAACTTCGCTACCGCGATGACAAACGCGGTGGCAGCCAGGGCGCCGCTGGCGTCGCCAGCACTGACCGGCTCGCCTACGGCACCCACGCCCAGCCCGGGTAACAGCAGCACGCTGTTAGCTACGACGGCATTCGTGCAGGCCGCCGTCGCCGCGGCTGGTTACCCTGGTCAGGTCGGCATGTTTGCTCGCTCGACGCCGCCGGCGGGGTGGCTAAAGGCAAACGGGGGGGCTGTCAGCCGGTCAACTTACGCGGGGCTGTTTGCTGCAATCGGCACGACGTTCGGGGCTGGCGACGGCTCGACTACGTTCAACCTGCCGGATCTGCGCGGTGAATTCCTTCGCGGCTGGGACGATGCGCGCGGCATCGATAGTGGCCGCGCCTTCGGTTCTTGGCAGGACAGCGACAACAAGAGCCACGGCCATGGCACTGCAACGACCAGTTCAGATTCGCATGCACATACATTCAGCGCCACCACTTCGACCGCCGGCGCGCACGCCCACACCTTGAACGGCAACCTGACGTCAACGGGCACGGGAAGCAATTCTTTTCAGGGGCGTGATGCCATTGCCTACACGGGAACTACATCGACCGATGGCGCGCACACTCACACGGTCAGCGGCACGACCAGCAGCGACGCGCACACCCACACGGTGACGGTTGCCGCGGCGGGTGGTGCAGAAGCCCGCTCGCGCAACATCGCGTTGCTCGCTTGCATCAAATACTGAGGCACCTATGAACATGAACGCTCCCACGATCTACATCGCACATCCGATCACGCGAGAGTTTCTCGGCACGGCATTTGCGGATCCCGACCCGCTAGACGAATCGAACTGGCTGATCCCAGCCGATGCCTATCTCGACGAGCCCATGGCGGCTATCGACGGTCACGCCGTCCGCCGCACCGATGACGCATGGGAGCTGATCGAGGACCATCGCGGCACGCTGTTCGACACCGGTACAGGTGAGGCAGTCCAGTTCGATCAGCTCGGCCCTCTTCCAGAAAGCCTTACCGACCAACCGTTTCCGGGTCCTTTCCACCGCTGGAGTGGCGCCGCGTGGGCGCTTGATGCCGACGCACAACGTGAAGGCCTGGCTCTGGAGGCGGTTACTCGACGCGATGCTGAGTTGCAAGTGGCCATCGTCCGCATCGCCCCACTACAGGATGCTGTAGACCTGGACGATGCGACGGCTGCAGAAGTGGCAGAGTTGAAGGCTTGGAAGCAATACCGCGTTGCGCTCAACCGCATCGAGCAGCAGGCCGGCTACCCGGCCACCATCGACTGGCCGGTAAGCCCGGCACCAACAGAAGGTATTCAACAATGACATCTCTCACCGCAACCGCTTGGCCGCCACGGCGAGTCTTCGCCATCGCGTTCCTACACACTCTCGGCCTTATCGCCTTACGCATTGTCCTCATCCTGCTTGGCGTGCTGGTCGTGCCCCTTGCCCTGCCGTTCCGCCGCACAGACGAATCCACCCGCACGCCGTTCACCGATGCGGTGGGCGACTGGGTATTGATCACGCTGCCCGCCTGGGCATGGCTCTGGAGCAACGACCGGGATGGTGCCGTAGGCGACAAGCGCGGCTGGTGGCATACGAACGCCCCGTTCGGCCTGGGCGCCCACCACTGGCTGTCGATGCTGCTCTGGCTCGCGTACCGCAACCCGGCGAACAATGCGCGCTTCACCCGCTTCATGGGCTGCCCGGTCACCGAATGCACATTCGAGTTCTGGGGCGATGAAGTGGTGAAGGACAAACCCGGCCAGGGCGGCCTGCGCTTCCTGATCGCCACCCACCGCGAAACAGGCCGCAAATATTACGGCTTGTACTTCGTGAAGACCTGGAGCAACAAGCGCGCTCTGGTCGTGCAGATCGGCTTCAAGGGCGAGCCCTCGGATTGGTCCGAGGACTACAGCGGCGACGAGAGCCGGCAATGGAAAGGGCTGACATTCGAAATCAATCCATGGAAAGACATTAGCTAACTCCTGGGGAGGGGATTTCCCCGCTTCGGCGGGGTTTTTTTTCGTCTGCGCGTTGTACCGCCGCCGCCTACAAGCCCCGCCCCTCGCCGCAACGCCGCGCGCGCGGCAGCCTGTGCACTGTCATCCCATCAGCGCAGGCCAGCCACCATGTCCGATTACCTTCACGGCGTCCGCGTCCTCGAAATCAACGAGGGCACCCGCCCGATCAAGACCATCTCCACCGCCGTTATCGGCCTTGTCGCCGTCGCGGAAGATGCGGACGTAGACACGTTCCCGCTCAACACCCCCGTGCTCGTCACCAACGTGCAAACCGCCATCGGCAAGGCGGGCACCACCGGCACGCTGGCTGCCTCGCTGCAAGCAATCGTCGACCAGGCCAACGCCGTCACCATCGTCGTACGCGTTGCCGCCGGCACGGGTGAAACCGACGCCGAAAAGGCAGCCGCCACCACATCCAACCTCATCGGCACCACCACCGCGGAAGGCAAATACACCGGCATGAAGGCGCTACTCGCCGCCAAGGGCCAGCTCGGCATAGTGCCGCGCATCCTCGGCGTGCCCGGGCTGGATACGCTGGAGGTCGCCACCGCCCTGGTCAGCATCGCGCAGGATCTACGCGCCTTCGCATACGTATCGGCGCACGGCTGCAAGACCAAGGAAGAGGCCGTCGCCTACCGCGCAGGCTTCGGCGCGCGTGAAGTCATGGTCATCTGGCCCGACTTCCAGGCGTGGGATACCACCACCAGCGCCACCGTCACCGCCCCGGCCGTAGCCGTTGCCCTCGGCCTGCGCGCCAAGCTGGACAAGGAAGTGGGCTGGCACAAGACGCTCTCCAACGTCGCCGTCAGCGGCGTCACCGGCATCAGCGCGGACGTCTGGTTCGACCTCCAGAACCCGGACACCGACAGCAACTACCTCAACGGCAACGAGGTCACCACCCTCATCAACGAAAGCGGCTACCGCTTCTGGGGCTCGCGCACCTGCTCGGACGATCCCCTCTTCGCCTTCGAAAACTACACCCGCACCGCCCAGGTACTGGCGGACACCATGGCCGAGGCGCATTTCTGGGCTATTGATAAACCCATGACACCCAGCCTTGTGAAGGACCTCATCCACGGCATCAACGCCAAGTTTCGCGAGCTCAAGGGCCAGGGCTACATCATCGACGGTAGTTGCTGGTACGACGACTCGATCAACGACGCCACCACCCTCAAGGCCGGCAAGTTGTACATCGACTACGACTACACCCCCGTGCCCCCGCTGGAAGAC